CTTGTCAATCTTCGGATCGCTGTCGAAAATGTCAACCGACCATCCAGAATAATCTATTCCCTGTTTTGGCCGTCCTGCCATATTGCTCCTTGTATTGGGTTTTTCTTTGAATTACATCTGCCACATATTGGCATAAGATTGTCATACGAATTAATGACATAATATGGGATCTTTTTTTCTGCTCCTTCATATACAGAAACAACATGATCAATCTGTATATTGTCTTCTGAGCCACATATGTAGCATTTTCTACCCTTATTTAAAAAAATCATTTCTCGGACATCTTTGCGCCCAGCAAAATGGGAAGAAACATTTCTTAATGTTTGATATCTGATTCTAAAATTATCAGAACCCATTTTGATCTTACTGGTAAAACATGGTTTACACTTTGGAAATGTCATATTAGTCATCCCTCGTCTACTGCCCGGCTTCCCACTCCTTATAGAGCTGGATCCAGTCTTCTAATCTCATGGTGACCAGCCATTCTGACCGATCTCTGCGGTGGAACACACACGGCATCTCTCCGGTCCTGGTGTCCCTTTTGGACTGTTCCATGGCTTCCTGGAGGTTTAACCGTTCCACTCTCTTACATTCTATATGGATGCCTGGGAGACCGGTCACATCCGCATCACCGCTGGCACCGCAGAACTGCTGCCCTCTGCGGCAGTCATAGCCGTGGTCCCTTAACCTTCCGGCCAGTTCCCGTTCCCCGCGTTTTCCTTTTTCCCGCTGTGACTTTCCCATAACGATCCCCATCTTTCTTTAAAAAGGGGCGGCGGTCAGAGAATTGGGTTCATGGTCCGCCCCTTCAGGTACAACACCTCTGGTCATTTAATACCGTGACATATAAAACTGACCTTTAAGGTAATAAAACAAGCTTTTGCAAATACAACGGATTATCCGATGATAGTAATACGGTTTCTAAGAGCCATATCCTGTTCTGACAGGACTAATTCCAGATAATCCTTGATCTTTCTTACTGCTTCTGTCTTCCAGATGCCTCCCTCTGCTTCCACCAGCTTAAACTCCGGTGTCCCTCTGTCTCCGATACGGAATACAAACTGGCTGACCGGCTGCTCCACTTCCTGGAAGGTGCGGTAAGGTCTTAACTGGACCGGATTTGGTACGATCGCATCTGCCTTGGCCGCCACACCCACGGTCATGGTAGCCACCTGAGTGCAGCCGTCATCGGAATAGGTCTGCTCATTCTTTCTCTCGATATTTCCGGCAAGCAGGAGCACCGCATCCAGGTCCGCCGTTTTTGCGAAGTTGGCCTGCAGGCCGATCATAAAGCTTTCCTGGTCGTACCACTGGTCAAAGTGGAAGCCGGAAACCTGGGCATCCGTTTCAAACAGGACCTCTCTCTTACGTTCCCCATCCAGGGCAGACATCAGCCTGACCTTTGTAGGGCTTACCACATGGACGATCATCCTTCTGCCTTCCGTAAACTCTTCCCTGCAGTTTACGATGTAATCTGCCAGTGCTGAAAGAGTCGTGGCCTTTACAGGCTCTGCATAATTGGCGGTATCATATCTTCTCAGTGCCTTGTTGGCATATGTATGACCGCAGATCTCCACCACTTCTGTTTTCTCATTTTCCCTGGCAAGATCTTCCACATGCTCCAGGGCATCTTTTAAACCTTCTAACATTGATTTTCTCTCCTTTTACTTATTTATTTCTTTGGTCATGACAACCACAGTAATCTTCATTCGTTACATAATCCCAGTAATACTCTGACTCCTCACAGTTGCATAAAAACGCATCTTCATCAACTGGTGAGTAATACTTACAGGTTCCACAGCTTTCTTCCTTCCTCATGCCTGCTGCCTCCTTAAGTCAATCGGCCCGGTCCTGCGTTCTTCAAAGATCTCACCCGTCTCCGGATCCGCCCTTCTGCCGGGGCTGACCTCTTCATAAGCAGCTGCAGGGATCTCCTGTACCGGATTGACCTGTGGGAGCCTGCTCCCCGGCTCTGACATATCAATACGGCCCGTACTGGAATCCTGTCCTACCAGGAACATGGTCTCCGCTTTCTTAAATCCGGCCAGTTTCGGCTTCACGTTATACTCTACCTTCAGGTTCCCACGCCCGGCCGGTTTGAACTTGATATTGATCGTCATTTCCCTGGCAGCTTCCGGATCCATGTTCGGATCCAGGATGTTCCTTCCGATCTGTCTCAGGGCCATGTTGAACTTCTCCTGAAGCCCGCCATTGCCAATGCTGTCAAATGTTATCGCCATGCCTTGATCACCTCCTTTCATTTCACCTATTTAGCTGAAAAAATCTGCCGCTGCATCGTTCGTTTCCTGCGCAGCATCATCTTCCTGGACTGCAGCATTCTCTTCCTGCGGTACCGCTGCCTCTTCTACTGCATCCGGCTGTACAGTCTCCACATAATCCCGGCTTCCGTCCTCACGGATCACTGCCATATCAGAGTCAATGGCGTCCTGAAGGTCAATGCTCATGATGCCCCACTTACTGATCAGCTGTCGGAGCATAGTCTTATAGGCCATAGCATCAAAATCCTTGGCCCAGAAAGTCCAGCTTGTCCCTTTTTCCAGGTCGCGTTTATAACCAGGACTGTACTTCTTGGCATGGGCTTCCATTTTTGCCCTGCTCCAGTACATTGCTTTCCGGAAGCCATTGGTGTACTCAAACATTGCATAGTAGCCGATCGTGGGCGCTGCTTCTCTCTGCTCATCATCCTGGATCAGGTTCACTTCGATCTCCTCATTCAAAGGATCAAAGCGGATCAGTTCCCCTTCTTTGATAGAAAGCACGTTCAGTTTCTTATACTGACTGGAACGGGTCGCTAACTGGATATAGCCTTTATATCCGAGCTGGAACTGTGCTTCTTTAGCTCCTTTACTGCGGTTATCATAAGGGACCATGTAATACTGGCCAAGCTGTGGGCTTGGGGAGAGGTTTAATGACTCTCCCAGAAGTGCCGCTGACAGGATACTGGAATTTGTGCATTCCTGAAGGGCCGGTGTTGCCTGTACCGCTGATACGATACTGGAAATAAAACGCGTACCGTTCTTCCCACCTACTACCTTGTTGATCTGGTCCTTAACTGCATCCTGGGTAAGATATGCAGTTAATCCCGTCTTCTGTGTCCTTGGTGCTAACCTGTTTGCTACTGCCATTTCTACATCCTCCTCTTACTGTTTCGGTACCGGTTCAAACCGGATGCCGTTCTCTTTTAAGAATCCTTTTAACTTCATCAGCTGTTCCCTGGTGGCATAGACCCGGAAATCGATCACATTGACCGGCTCTTCTACGGTCTCCATTTTAGGTTCTTCTGCCTTAACCGGTCCTGCAGGAGCTGCCTGTACGTTTTCCTGTCTTCCGGCTGCCATCACGCTCTCAGCTGCGGCTTTCCTCTGTGCTTCCTGCTCTGCCTTTCTCCTTGCCATTTCTTCCTGGTAAATCCTGCGGTTCTGTTCCTCTGCCTCTAACTGGTTTCTTTTGGCCATGGCGGCACCGATATCATAAGTCTCCAAAAAAACTTTCTTCATATCACCGGCATAAGGGCTGTCCACTTCGTTTAAAACAGCCAGGCCCTCATCCACCTTCTGGATCATCGCCAGGATCTCTTCCTTAATGGACTTCATGGTAGTAGAAGCCAAGGCATATCTTGGCTGCATCACACGCTCAAACGGAAGATACTTGCCAATGTCATGGATGTTATCCTCATAGAACTCCCTGACCTTGGCGGTCTTCTCTTCACACAGGCGTTCTTCATAACCTTTGATCTGATCGTCAATGTTAGCCGCTGCCTTCTGGATCATGCCTGTAAGTTCCTGGACCTCTTTTCCAAACTGCTCATCCGGCTCCAGGAGCTTCTTACGGATGCGGGTACGTTCTTTCTTTAATGCATCCGATACCTTATTCAGTTTGGCCCTGTCTTCCCGGGCCTTTTTAATCATGTCATCTGTATAAACAGAATTGGAATAGCTCTCTATTGCTGTAGCGATCTCTTTTTTAAGTTCGTCATAGTTCCAGTCGATTTTCTGGATAAAGCCCGTATCCTGTGGGCTGTAGATTATCAGTTCCATACTATCCTCCTCTTAATCTTCATTCACGCGAATGAATTCGCCTTGCCCGCTGTAGCCAAAGCACAGGTTGCCATGGTCGCATAGCAGTGCCAGTTCTCCAACGGACAAGCACGGTGCGTTCTTATGTACACGATACAGCGCATGGTGATATCCGGGTTTACGTCCGATCACTACATCATAATCCTCAAATTTAAGTGACTCGCCATCTTTTAGATCCATCTGGATGTCATTTCTGTAAACTTTATATTTTCCCATCAACTCTTTATAAATTTCGCTGTTGATCTCAGCCTTTTCTCTCTCATTTTCTGTAAATGCCCATGATGAATAAATTCTTCGTTCCATCTCTTTACTCCTTTATATTGCCGGAAGGATCAGGTTCGGCCTGGTACCTGTGACCACACAGTCCCAGAACTTCCGTTCTGACTCTACCAGGCACACTATATCCTCCTCAACTTCTTTACGTTCAATAAAGTAATGCCTTGTCTCGATCCGCATCCGCTCTCCCTGACCACTTTTGATCTGGGCTTTCAGGACTGCAAAATCGTATTCCGTTACTGCCAGATAATGGAGTACCTGGCAGAAGTAATTATCCGGGATCTTGTCCCTCCATTTCTCCCACTGGGAACTCTGAAGGATGTTTGTGGTCTTGATCTCCAGGATCCCATGACGTCCGGTACTGTCCAGAAGCTCCCCATCTAAAGAAGCATGCATCCAGGGATACTTAGAATTGGTAAACATGTTATCCGGATCATAAAGAACTTTATATTCCGGATGATCCAACGCGAACAGCGCACGGAGATATTCTTCCGCCTCTGTTCCATACTGGACATAATCCTTATCAGAAATGTCTTCCGGAAGCACCAGTCCTACCTTTTCTTCCCAGAGCTGTACATTATCCTTATA